ACAGCCGCCAAACTAGAAGCTGCTGCGTATGTAGCGCCAATAGCGGCACCAGATACACCAAACGCAACGGCTAGTGTGATTGCTGAACCGGGAGCAATTTGTGTTGCACCCGCAGATGTCCAACGGTGGATTTCCACGTTGTACGTTGGCGCTCCGGACAAACCGTTACCAGTTACTTTGAATTCAAGTAATTGGCCGGGATGTGGAACAAGAGCCGCGAATAATGTAGCGCTAACGGCTACAACTCCGGGCTGAGAATAAGACAGAACATAGTTCTGCTGTGAACTGTCTAGGTCACGGTTAACGATTGCCATGTTTAATTTTCCTTTCGTATTTCCTGCGAGGATCTTTTTTCATATCCATCGAGGATGTGTTTATGTCCTTAAATAAATGCTTGTAAACCAGACGTGATTCGTCAGCCATGCCCTCGAATTTATTCATCCGATCTTTGGCCTTAGTCTCTTCTGATTTTTCTCTTTCCTTTTGTAATTCACGCCGAGCTTCATCCCTACGATTAAGACTGATTTCATTCATCTTCGCAAAGACTGGCTCATATCCCCATGCGACGGCTTCCCCAAACGCGGCCCAATTTTTAGTTAGACCGAATACTGGGGTTAAGTCGTCGTATGCATACTGAATCGTCTGGCCTTCGAAATCGAAAGTCCCCCAACGTCGTTTCTTTTGGCATACCTGTAATACCCCATGGATAGAACGGCGAACCTCAAGATCCGGGTCAAAGCTCTTTACTAATCTGTCAAACCGAGCCAATTCAGTATCCATAATTATGGGCTTACGTAATCTACCAACGCGCCAGTTGCAGCCGCTTGGCAGTTAAAAAGGTTAAAGAATTGACGAATACGTACTTCAAAAGAATCGGCAGACGTTTGAGCAATGTACATAGACCCAGTTTCGTCAGCGAATTCCATTTCACAAAGAACCATCTTCTCGATGCAATCTTGTGACAACATGAATACGCGCTTAGGGCAATCTTTATCAGCAACCCACGGCACTCCCGCGAATTCCAAATAAGACTGGTCTTTAGATGCAAACGCACCGTCACCCTTAACTGTGTTTACATACCGCTTATCAGCAGTTAGTAATTTGTCATACATGCGCTCAGAATCATGATCTGAATACACAGCAGACAACTTACCGCCGCCACGTTGACGGATAAGGTTGTGAAGTTGCTTCAAGCTATCCAAAGATAATTGTGCACCGTTAAGGTCTACAATGTTTCCCTGTGTGATTGGGTAGTCTGCGCGAGTGATGTTAAACACCGTAGTAGTTCCACCATCAAGCTGTGTCAAAAGACCCTGGACTTCGTTATTGTAAGCGCCAGAACGAACGATAACGTCGTCGGCTGTTACAGTTACGTTTGTACCAAGTGTCAATGTTGCAGTTGACGCAGTTGCAGTACCAGAAATCGCCGTGATCTCGATACCGCTAGCTGTTAATGTTGAACCAGTGTAGATGTCTACAACCATTCCAACATCAAGAAACTTCAAAGCTGGCTCGCCGTCTTCACGACCCTTAGCTACGATTGACGTAGTAGGACCAGCAGAAGCGTTAACCCGCGCTAGATCTGCCGTACCATCCCAAGATAATTGGCGGTTTACATCAGACATTAAATCTTTGTAACCCATTTCCAGCTCGTGAGCGGCTTGGCGAACAAACGAACCTTTGTCGTTGGCGCTGGCTTTAATCATTGGGCCAGTTACACCGAAACGAAGGTAGTTAAACTTAGCGCTGATCTGCGCTTGGATACCAACTTGACGACCGATAGCTGGTAAAGTACCGCCGTCAGTAGTCGCGCCGATACCAGGGTTACGACGCACACGTAGTGGACGAATAACCTGATAGCCAGACCATGAAAACTTTGATTTATCAGCGCCACGATAGATTGGTAGATCTTCGTTGAACTGATCTTTTAGTGGACCTTGGTAGAAATTCTTAAGGTTGTATAAACCCGAAGAAATCCCCTGAAATGCGTTTGCCATTTTTTACTCCTGTTAAAATTCTGACCCGATAATACTCTCAGCTACATCCTTGAGCTTCATCTTCTTAGGTGCTTCGCCTGGGATGCCCCCGCCCGGTGGAATGTCGCCGGCCTTATTATTCGTGTCTCTGATTGTTTTTAGTTTATTGTTCTGCCAATCAGTGAAGCGCTTTTCAAAATGATCGTGAACGCTTTTGTAAATCCCTTCAATAACCTTCTCGTTTAGATCCTTAAACCCAAACTCGGGATTTTCTTCCCGCATCTTTGACGTGTATTGCTCCATAGCGTGATACACAGACGCGACCTCAGCGTTAGGATATTTTTTAGTGTACTTCTGTTCCCAGTTTTCTAGCTGACCCATTATCTGTGTCTGCTCGGCCTTGGTTTTTTCTTCCCGGAGTGATGATAGAAATTCATCGTGCTCTTGAAGTTTATTTAAGACCTCTGCTGGTAGTTCCTGTCTGGCAACCTTCTCTGTCTGACCGTCTATGATAGCGTCCAAGTAAGCGTGAAACTTCTGTGGATACACTTGCTTAAACTGTTCAGCCAAAGCCGGGTTTTGTTTTACACTTTTCAGATCATAGCTAAGGTTATCGTAGAACTTCTTTTCCTGAGTGTACGTCTCGACGGATTTACGTTCTTCGGCCAAAGCCTGTGTCTTCTTTGTGTAGTCTTGATGCCGCATTAAAGACTTCTTAAGGTCTTCGTACGTCATTTCTTGACCTTCCAACATAAACTTTTCGGCCTTCGAAAGATCTAGAATTGCACTAGGTGTCTTCGTCTCGGCTTGTTGGTTTACGTCTTGTGTCTGTTCCTGTGTCGTCTGCATCGAATCGCTTGTCGCGGTGTTCTCTGCTGTGGCGGCCTGATCGGCCAACCCTTCGAACGATCCCATTTCTCTTACCCCTTTTTAGAATCCGCATAATCGCGGGTGTTCTTTACTCTTCAATCGAATCCATCTTTGCTCGCTCCGATAAACCGCGTGGAGCCATGCCCATTTTCTTCTTACGCTTCATCATGCGCATATCGTCCCCGTCCATCAACTCGGAAGAATCCATTTCAGCTTCTTGCTCGCCTTCTTTTCCGGGAGCCGGGGCCATGCCCTGAGCCTTCATTTCTTCTTTCTCGTCGCCTTCCATTTTCTCTGGCTCAATCTCGATCTTTACAACAAGATTGCCCTGCTTTTTCATGTCTAAAATTTGTCCCAATATATCCTTAATCATAATCCAACCCCTTCCGGTGGAATGTTTTCATCCAATGGCATTTGTTCAGACGGCGGCGGCATCGGTGCTGGACCGGCCTCGGCCTGTACTTCCTGAACTATAAAATTCTTGTGCTCTTCTAAATTCTGTAGAAATATCTGCTGAATGTCTGGCGTCCACGATAAGAATTTGTCCGTCTTTCTTAGGCGGTTCTTGTAATCGAAATGCGCTTTGTGGTTGTCGTCCGGGTGGATCCTAGGAATAAGACCCTGTTCAATCTCATCCATTGACCGTTTGATCTGCGCATCGTCCACAAACTGATCCTCCCAAATGCCGGCAACGTCCCCAAATTCCAAATGCTCTAGTAACTTGCGACGAATAGACGGGTCGTTAGGGTCACCCAATAAGCCTTGTTGATACGCGTTTAGTAATTCTTGGCGCTTCAATGTCTTAGAATTAGGTAAAGTAGACCCACGCACCACAACGACATCAAAAGAATCTTTAAGGTCTTCCCCCGTGTATTCCCGAACTACATACTCCCCGGACTGACCGGCCTCTTTCAAATAACGCTTAGACGTGTAATATCGTGATGCGTACTTAGCTATTATGCGGCCCACATCGGCCCATGAGTTTTCGTTGGATTCTGTAACAATCCCAATTCTAGTTTCGTCGGCCTCTTGTAGAAGCTGCATCCCAATCGCTGGAATACTAGCCGACGGCATCTGGCCCTTTGAAACTTCGCTAATACCGGAAATTTCAGCCATGTCAGACTTGAGCATTTCCCCATCGGTGTACACATATTGTGGTAGCTGTGGGGGAGTAACGGACTTCGGTGCTTCTGCATTGGGCACCGGATTATATTGAACTACCTCTGTGTTGTCGGTCAGTGCTGATTCAGATAACCCGGCACCCTTGGCAGCGATAAACTTAAGATTCAAACCCTTATTAAGAAACTCCGCTTTTCTGCGCAGGTTTCTATTGAACTGGTCCTGTAACGGTCTTAGGTGGGTAATAACAGATTCAGAGTAAAACTTCCCGCCCACCTGAATATCATCAAACTTAACAAAGTTGATCTCTCCACACGGTAACGACTTATACGACAAAAGCACACCGTTGGCGGTCACTATCATGCGACCTTCTGGGAATCTCTTAGACGGCTTTTCGTAGTAAGCTATTTCAATGGCGGCGTCTTTCATGTCCGAATCTGTTTGTCCACCTTGGGACTTACTTGACATATTATTGATCTTGATTAAATTCTGGATAGAAGTAAGCCACGCGCCTTCTTGCTTTACTTCCTTGCCCTTTTCCCCGTACTGATTTCTAAAATAATTTAACTTTCTAACCTTGGCCTGAATTAACCACTGAGCGTCTGACACATTTCTGGCCAACGGATCAATGTAGACTTCAAGAGGCGAGCACACATCGGCCCCAATGTCCCCTTCATATTCAATCTGCCCATCCATGCCAGCAACTTGCTTGCCCTTCATCGGGTCCCAATAAATCTTCATCCAAGCATGTCCACCTTGCTGCATCCACATATATAGATGTATGCGCTTTTCATTAATCTTCTCTTGATCCCAAACATTATTGATAACCTTCAAAGTTAAACGGGCGGCGTCTTTGTCTTCTTGCGCATTGGTATTAGGTCTAACGTCGTAACGCGGTGGGTTCTTAGCTAAACGCGACAGACGGTTTTGTATTGTGGGCAGAATAAGATTGGCATGTACTCTGGACTTTTGCGGGTAGCCGGCAATGCCGGAATTTGGTCGCAGTTGACGAGTACGAGAATCAAAATGGACGCTATCATAGCCCAAGAGATAAGCGGTATTGGTGATAACATTGTTCTCAAACGTAACACGAGCAGGGTTATTCTTTGATTCATCAACTTTATTCTTGATGTAATTGCACAACTCTTTTTCATCGTCCCCGCCAAGGTTTAATTCTTTTTGCTCTGTGGGATTAATAAACGACGAAACCTTGTCCTGTATTCCCTTTAGAAAATCCATTCACCCATCCGTGGTGTTACAAACCAAGCTCTGTTAACGCGCCAAAATCTTCCGTGTCGTCGCCTTGCATCTTAATCATGGACGGCTTTTCATCGGATTTCAACTCGGCTTCCTTAAATTCAAAATAGCTTCTGGACATTAGTTTATTAATTAGCTTCTGCGTATTTAAGGCCCAAAAGATATTGGACCCCACCAATAAACAAACTAAAACAATCTCACTTACGGGCACTGCGGACCCCACAAGTAAACTGATCTTTCGGGAATACTATCTCATGACATGATAACCCGTCACGTTGAGCTAGACTTTCGGCCTTACCAGCAAGGCATAGCTTAATGTCTTTGTAGATGTAGTAACCAACGGGATGAATAACACCCTTGTAGAAGTGTTTTAACACAGCTTCGTCAACCTCGATCCATTCTGCTTTTGTGGCCTTTGCGTATGCAACCGCCGCATCTAATTGAATGATCTTTTCGGCAATCTTCATTCTTTCGGCGTGGCTAGCTTCCGTTTCCTGTTTTCCTACCACGTCTGAAATACTGACCACACGTTCAGTTGACGCCGGCTTAACTTCTAGCTCGGCCTTTGGCTCTTCACTCGAATTCTTCGCGGGTCGGCCGCGTTTTGGCTTCGACAAGTTGTCGGATATAGTTTCGCTCGTAGTCTGGGTGTGCAGGGTTTGTGACATTATCGTTCTCCTTTGGTTTTTCTGGGTAAAAAGCTATTTCTTCAATCGAAGCAAGCGCATCAAGTAAATCATCATGTGCACCCCTTGGGAAAGACTTATATTCAACGAATAAATCGTCAAGCCCTTCGTTTACAAAAATCTTGCCATACTCAAATCTTGGGACAAGTGATCGAATTCTAAGTGGCTTGGAATTGTTGGATCGTTTTCCCCCGTCAGTCGTGACGTTTGAGCGCCTAACCCCTTTAATGGGCACAACCTGATTTCTTCGCTGCATTTCTTCGCTAAGGAAGTGTAGTAAAGCTCGTTGATAAGCCACATCTTCCACCCCGATAACCGAAGGTCTAAAAGCACTATGGATTTCAAAAATGTGCCGAACAGTGTCGGTTGCGGTGATGCGCTGCCGGTTGGCCATTTGAATATACCAATTTCTCTGCCAATCCACATGCACAACAACCGTAGCGGTGTAATCAGCGCCGTCATTAAGACTGATAGCAGGATCAATAAAAGCGAAAGTGTAATACTCCGAAGGTAGCTCACGGTATGCTCTCCACCAACCGGCCTTAAAGTCTTGTTCTTCGTCCGGTATGACTTGGTTTAAGTACTGGGATGTAAACTTATACACCCCTTGCGATTTTCTAAGCTCGTCTAGCTTTTCCTGATCTAACTTTTCAGGAAAGAACAAAGACCCGTCGTCGTTATAAGCCCCACGATAAACAATCGACCACATTAACCAGTGACCGTTGTCGCACCCACATAAGGCGCGGTTAGGTATTCAAGCATGTTGATCGTAGACGTCGCGCCACGCGCTGAAATGTAAAGCGGAGCGCCGCCCTGGATCTTATGTGGAACCGTTGGCGTGGCATAACCTAGACCTACAACCCCAGTCCACCCAAGGACAAACAAAGTGCCGCCGGCTGTGCTTAACACTTCCCGTTGAGCCACGTTGTCAGATGGTAATTTAACAACTAAGGAAACGCCCACCGAATAAGATGAAAGCGTATAGCCAGTAACAATTCTAGGGTCGATCATAATTTATAAACTCCATTATTTTGTGGTTGTTTTTTGAATTCTTCCAAACTCTTAAATCCTAATTGGTTTTTTATAATCCATCCAATTATATCCTCTTCATGGTACCGCGTACCTATGATTGCATATATCCCGTCAGTTTCAAGTATCGACTGATTGTACTGATAGTGGTCAATCACTTTCTTGCGCTGATCTAAATTGGCCGTGTTGGCCGGCGAATTGTAATCGTCCCCAATTATCACATCATAGTGCTGCCCGACCTTAGTAGTACCAATGCCCCCGCAAGTGATGGAAGGCTCTTTTAATACCCGTGTCCGTTTGCCTATTGTGATCTCTGAATCATTCCACGAGTAACCGAGCTTCTTTTGTTGCGCAGGATCCGGCATCCAATTGCCAAATAGATCTATGAATTCAGGCAGCATCATTATATTCTTGGCCGCGTTTAGATAGGTGACGCTGTTCCCGTAGATCTCTGAATCTATCAATATCCGAAGGTTAGGGTTACGGGTTAATAACCAAATAGGGTAAGCAATGGCCCCGATGCTAGACTTGAATGTTCCACGTGGAACGCAGATCAGCTTCCGTTTGGCGTCGTCTTCTAAAACCTTAACGATAGGGTCATGGGTTTGGGCGGTCATGTCTTTGAAGCCGCATAAATGCTTTGACGTGGCATAAAGAGAATCGTGATAGACCTTCCTTAGTGCCGCCCTAATTACCTGCGGGGACTGTTCAGCAAGTCGCATGCATGTAAATTACCGTGTAAAGCCAGCCAATCAATAGCCCCATGCCCATAAACATCATTTCCTCGAACGTCATTTTTTAAGCGCCTCAAGTAGCTTACTGGCCAGCGCCTCGGTTTTCTTCTGCTCCGTGGCGTCGTTTGTTTCGACCTCTACCTTTTCCACCACAGCACCGATTGATCTACGCAGTAGGAATTCAGATCTAAGCGTATCCCCATTTCCAATAGCCCTAGCCATAATAGAAACAACCATAAGCTCAATAGCCGGCGTGTCCCCAGGCTCTTTAATTAACGCAGCAATCTCAGCCTTAGACTTATGCATATACTTATATATGATCTCTTCAAACATGGTCTTAGTGAGCTTACGGCCCTCATAAACCGCTGGGGCTATAAAATGTCCCTTTCTTAATTTCTCACCCTTCTTAATTCTGTGAGCCGCCATGTGTTATTTCCCCTTATCTAACGCATCCAGTCGTTGCTCTGACATTTCTATCGTAACTTGTCCGGACGGACTTGAATAGTCTGCTCTGTGGTCTTTGCTGACTTTATACCAGACCCAGCTTGGGAATGGGCTATTGGGTTTAATCTTATTTATGGTCGATGATATATTGCCTGGGTACTTAAATTCCTGGACCTGTCCGTCGTGGGTTATCTTAACGTGTGTCAGGTAGCTAGGAAGGGTTACAGGTCTTCTCCGCAGTGTGGACATTTCTTTTCCTTCTTTGGTGGTTTATCTGTGTGGTCTTTTAGGTACTCGTCGCCGAGCTTATCGAAATCAATAGTGGGGAAGGTGTATTCTTCGGTCAGTTCTTTTAGGGTGCCGTAATTAAGGTCTTGGATGAATTCAAATAACCCATCGGGGCTTATGGTGCCGTAATTTGAAGCCAAAGACAGCAGGATCTTTTTAGCCTCTTTCACTGAATTGGCCTTAATTCTGGTTATGGGGATGTCCGGAACTATGTAGCCCTCGTTTTCCATAGCCGTTAATGTTCTTAGACGCTGCGTACCATCCAAGGACCACAGGTTTTCGTCATCGTCCACCCAAACGTGAATTGGGGACGTGAAGCCGTATTTAAGTATGTTTTGTTTGAATTTGAGATAATTGGACGCATCTAGGTCTTTTAGATTTCCTTGTAGAATCTGGATCTTATGGAAGGGGACAAAATGCGTGGCGGTGCAATTAATCTCGATGCGCTTCATGTATTGAATTGAGGCATTTGGACGATTTTAAGTCAATTTAATTATGGGAGTGGTAGACTGGTATCAACAAGGCGGTCAAACCATGTCACATCTTAAACTTTTTCATAAAACCCTCTCGGAGCTTTTTAGCTCTTTCTTCGGGGCTTTGTTTCATATCTTCTTGAAGTTTATCGCCGTAAGTTGCCCGGTTCTCCCGGACTTGGGCATCGGCCCTAGCGCTAGCCGGTTCAAACCCAGCCTTGAATTGCTCCCAAATGCCTTTGTCTTTTTCACCCATACAAAAGAGTTTTCGGTATTTAAGAGAATTTGTCGAGTACTGATTTATTTGTTTTGTATGTACCTAACCAACTGTTCTAGCTTTGATGTAATTATCAGAAATTCACTTCAATAAGAAAGAGGCCCCAGGGTTGGACTGGAGCCTCAAGATAGCAAGTGTGTTGTGAGAAGTTGAAATTAGTCCAGGATGGATTTTAAGTCAAGATCTGGCAGGTCGTATTTGTCCCTAGCGTCACTTAATCTTTCGCGGTAGCGCGCTAAA